CTACTCGGAACACCGTTCCGTCTTGTGGAAACTCATTGTAGTCGCCCAATGTAATAACATTAAACCAATTGTCTAACATTTTCATATCCTGAGCCCAGTATTCTCCAACTTGGGGTTGAATCCCATACACCACTAGGGTCAAATCTCGTCTTTTAAACTCATCTACATCTTTAAGATTAAGTGCTCCTGCAGCATAGTTTCTTGCGTTCTTTATAGTTTTAGGAGCAACGATTTCACCTGTAATCTGTCGGAGACCAGAGAATAATGTTTTACCCATACTAAGAGTGCGCGGAGCTATATGCTTTATTTTATCACTTATATCAATCCCGTACTTACCATCTCCTCTAGTCATTGCGTCATGGAATATACCATCTACATAACAAATAGACACAGCTGCGCCGTCCAACTTAGGTGTGGCAATTACTGCTTTGTTTTGATAATCGGGGGGTGTGTCTTCGTTTGAAAAGACTTTTTGAAGTGAATACATTTGGAAGGGGTGAGCAAAGCGTTCTTGAGTGCTATGCCCTACTTTAAATTCGCCAGCCGTATTTTCTACTATCCTGTCATACACCTCGTCTGGAATGATCGGGGTACCACGATAGTATTGATCGCGACATTGGTTTAAATATGCTTCCAAATCTCTATTCATGTATATATTATACTAAAATTTGGGGGCGTTGTCAAGAATTATTTTTGCTAATCTAAATATATTTGATCGAGTTTGTCTTTGAAATGATTTTCGAGTATATCCTTTACTTCAGTAAGCGAAAGAATCTCAACTAACCCATCAAAGAGGTTTCTGCTATTATCGAAATCTAATGGTAAGGTGACTCCTTCTCTACTAGGCTTCCATTCTTCATCAAAATCTTGATAATATTTTCTCACAGATAAATACTCAACATCTCTAAAGGTATTGATGGTCAGATAAACACGCTCGTGCTTAGCTTCATTGTGGTGTATTAGTTTTTCAAATACGGGTGGGGCTTCATGTATTTCTATCATTTTTCAATATCGCTTGTAAAGGAACAATAGAGGTAACATTTTCAGGCATAAGTAATCTGTAGGAATCTGTGTCCCAGCAGAATAGTAAGACCTGTTTGTTGTTAGGTCTTGCTCTATTTCTTTTTGACTGAATGTATTTATTATCGAAATTCAGTGTACAGACGTTATACTTTAGTCTACGACTGTTTTGACTTCGATAAGTGATTACCGCATCACCGCATTCATCAACCTTTGCGATAAAATCCTCTTTTCTCATTAGGTTCCTTGTGGGTTAGTACTTAATTTCTTACCGTCCCAAACAATGGTATCCTTGATAACGAGGTGAATCTGATAGATGCAAAAATACGCAGGGGACATTGCTGTCCCCTACGATCAGGGGTAGTTATTCGTTTACTGAGCTAATAATCTCTGCAAAATAATTAGCTGCTTTCCCTGTCAGCTTACTAATTATTGATTCATCTGGCTCTCTGCCTGTGTCGCGGATTGCATTGGTTAAGGTTGCTTGTGCGTCTGCTACAGATACACGACCTCCGCCAGTTGCTCCACCACTAGATGAACGAGTTGCAGGACTCTTTTTAACATATACACCAGCTCGTGTCAAGATCATTCTTACACCGTTTGGGCTCTCACCTAATTCGGAAGCAATATCTTTAACGATTTCCATACTATCTTCTGGAGTTGGTTCCGCTGCTACGTATATATCAATCGCTTGTTGTTTCTTTTCTTCTTCCCAAGCCACTTTGCGTCTCCTTCGTTGTTGTTGTTGAAAGTAAAATCTGTCGCCCATGATTTTTCCATTTATAAGTATATTATACTAAAGAATGGGGGCGATGTCAAGAACTATATTTTAATAGCTATACCCGTAGGTATCAATGTCTGGCTTTATTATCTTCGCTACTATTATTAAAGACTTATTTGTATACCACCTCTTGTAGTCGTTTGAGACCGTTTGCTTCATCAAAATAGAACTATCTATGGGTTCTATGTCTAAAGCTATACAATCCTGTTCCCAATATTCTAAGGTGATTACTTCATCATAGTCGGAGTATAACTCTGCTTGAGGTTTAATATTATTGTTTATTACCCACTTATCGAAACCGTACCAATCCCAACTGTCTCTATACAAAGAGACTAGTCTTTCATATGGGTTGCGAATTACAGCAATCTTACCATTATCGTATTCCAGAAACAAACTCTGATTCATTTTTTAACTCCCTTGCTAATTGTTTACAGTCAGAGACTTTATACTTTAGCATAGGGTCGTCTTCATTCATCAGTTCCAGTTTCTCTAGCAATACGACAAGTTTCTTACTGCATTCTGCGATTGTGTGTATATCTGTCATTTTTACCACATAAAGTGCTTTTCTAAAGCTAATAGCTTGTCCTCGGCTTCTGCTATCCTTTCCATTTGAGTATCTATTGCCCCTATAATATCGGGGTGTTCTCCGATACCTGCTGGATTGGTTAGGTAAACCTCGACATTAGCTTTTGCTTCAGCAATTACACCGCCATACCTGCGTTCAAGTGCTTCTTTAATCTTCGCTCTCATCTTCTACTAAATTCCTAACATAATTATAAATAAATTGCCGTCTGTAAGATTCTACTAATGCTGGTATCAGCATTATAGGAACACAGACGAACGCCATGATTCCAAATAAAAGAAAGGTCATGTAGCGCCATCGCCATATAACGTGATCCGAGTCGATTTCTCTGATTATTCTAATTGCTGGAAAAAAGATTTGCCAGATAATCATTAACCAACTTGCTATCCATAGGGGTAATACCCAATTAAAAAGAAACTCCATATTTTTTCAGATGCCTTAAACTGCCTATATCGTAGGCGAGGGCAAATGCATGGAAACCCAATTTTGAACCATCAAGCCAAGGGAAAAGACTCTTGTCCATAAGATGTTGAGGGACTGGATCTAAGACATTTAAGTCATATCCTTTTGCCCCGTACTTTTTCTCATAGTTAACACACTCGTCTATGTTTCCATAGCACATGTATCCTGGCATTGATGCCATATACTCTGGTGTTACTTCTCGCTTAATAGTCGCAAATTTATTCTTTCTAGGATACCAAACTTTTTCTCCGATTTCGAACTCTTCTGCTACGCATTCTTCTGGTAGTAATGAGGTTCTGTGTCCAAGATAGTCTGTATCAGCAAGTTTTTGGGGTACTCCAACTCTTTCGATAATCGCTTTAACGAAAGCATTTGACCTGTACATACGCGTTGCTATTGTAGAAATATTATTGCCTTCGAGGTACTCCTCGATAACGCTTTTTATTTCCTCTCTTGTCGCGCCCGTCCCTCTAAGCTTCGCTTTACGACTTTCTCTGTATTCATATACATCAGTAAACTCGTCTATGATTTTCTGAAGGCGGGTCGTGTTATACCTTATGTTCAGAATTTCGCATGCTTCTTTTTTGGTTATTGGCTGTTCGTCGTTTAATAACTGTATTACCTTGGCAATATTGGAATCTTCTAATCTTTCGTGATCTTTCTTTTTAACTCCTCTGGTCAGCGCCATAATCCTCTCCATCTAATACAACCATATGCTCTTTTCCGTAAAGCATTATGGCGTAGTGAATTATTTTCAAGAGGTCTGCAGGATTATATCCATCTTTCTTTCCATATCTCTGGGCGTATTTTATAATGTTTCCTATACAAAAACCTACTCCATGCTCTGCATCAAAGATTATTTCAGTTGCCTGAATGTTTCCATTTGCATAATGCTGTTCGTAAGTTTTGTCTATGTACTGTCTTAAAAACTGCAATACATCTTTCTCATTAAATTTATACTCTATATTTTCCATTATTCCTCTGTTTCAAAAAACGCTACTTGTGTTAACCTTCCTGTTAATTTGTTATGACCAAAGCTAGAAACTGTTGGGGCGTGAAAATATGTGCCGTGATATACAAGACATCTATTATATTTATTTTCTACTATAGCGTGAGGAGTCCAATCTCCATAATCTAAACTACTATGGAAAAAGTTTTCTCTAAAGGCGGGACCCGTTATCTCTGCATTATTCTGGTACTGTTTTGTAGTTCCAGATACAGTATGTTCAACTAACACAGTCCCTGACTGCGTAGGAGGATTGGGTGTAAGATAAATAACTGCTGCCCAAAAATCCTTATGATCTCCTCTTTCTTTAGTATGATCTCCATGAATCCAATTAAAGTAATGTTCTTTCTTCCAACCTAAGTTAAAAGATCCATTACTTGTATTGTATTTAAAATCTACTATTAGTTTCCCTACTATAGACTGTAATCTATTACGAAGATAAACCATATTAGCATAGTTAGGATTTCGTGCGCGGACACCTGTGTGTCCTCTTTTATTCTCTTTAGTTATTCCTTCTATATAATTATAGCCAAGAGCTTCCTTTCGGATTGCGTCTGGGTCAGGATAAAAGTCATCAACTATATGAATCACTTATCCAGCTCATCGAGTACATCTATTCCGCCCTCGATTTTTGCTAAATATTCTTTTGTCC